ATTCCTAATAAATCTTTAATTTTAGAGCCGCCGAAGCAAGTGCCTGAGAAATTTATAAGTCACTACATAAGAGGGTATTTTGATGGAGATGGTAGTATTGGGTGGCACAAACATAATCAAAAGATGAGATTAAATATTTGTTCTGGCTCAGTCTTATTTTTAGAGTGGTTAGTTGGTCAAATTACAACAAATTGTAAAACTGGACACCCAATAATAAATGAAAGCAATAAACTTTATACTATAGAGTTCATGGGAAAACAGGTAGAGAATATTTTATTTTGGATTTATGAAAATTCTAATAATAAAATTAGATTATTAAGAAAGCATTTTAAATTTACAAAATATGAAGGATTACTTAAATGAAAAATGAAATAGAATCTCAAATGTATGAAATTTTAAAAAGGGCAGATATTGATAATTCTGATCTAATGAGGGACGTAGAAGATCTAATGCAGAGTTTTTATGAATTTTCTAGTTATTATGGTGAGCTGTCTGAAAAAATTCTACTAACTGGATCTAATTTTTTGGAAACATATCAAAATCATTTAATAGAAAATGGTGTTGATGTGGGCCGAGAAAAAGCCGCTCTTAATCGGTTTTTTGATGTATTTATTAGCTCTAAAGAAAAATTTGATGATTTATCAGACAAGATCGAATTATTTAAATGTTTCGAGCAGAGTTCATAAAATGTATAATATGGGAGCTTACTAGTGCCAAAATATCCAATTTCAGGATCTTCTTTAGATAGAAAAATAACTTCTGGGCTTTCTACTCTCATTACGGTAAAGGTTGGTAATACTTCTGTAGGAGCCTTACAAACCTTAGATATTAAACAAAATAGACCTACTGTTAAATGGCAAGAAATAGGAACTGATGGCTTTGTAGAAAATCACCCCAAGGGAGCAGCAAATGTTACTGCTAGTGCTACAAGGATTGTTTTTGATGGTCTTAGTATAACAGAATCTTTTGCTAGAGGATTTTTCAATATTCAGGCTCAGCGAATACCTTTCGATATTCAAATTATTGATAGGCAACAGGGTGATGGAAGTCTTGCTGTATTACATACACTTCATAGTTGTTGGTTTACAGACATAGCTACACCATATAAATCATCAGATTTTTTAGTTATACAAACAGCGTCATTTGATTGTTTAAAAATAACTACTACAAGAATGGGAGAAAGTGCTGCTATCGGCGGAATAAATGGAATTGGGTATGAATTCGATTCAATTGAAAGATCAACCGACGTTAAAGGCTATCAAGGAAGACTTGATCCTGCAGGATCAACATTTTCTAATAATTCGGGCGTTACTACAGATATAAAGGACGCTCTGGCTTCTGCCGGAAAGTTATTTGGAGCAGGAACACCAAGATAAAAAAATTCAATCAGGAGAATATAAAAAATGGCTAATTATCCACTAACCGGGAGCACATTAAATAGCAAAATCTCAACTGGTCTGTCAACTCAGATTATCATCAAGGCTGGTACAGAAACAGTAGGCGCTATTCAAAAATTAACTGTAAGTCAAAAAAGAACACTTGAAAGAGTTAAGGAAATAGGGCTAGATGGTATTTTGGAGATCGTGCCAAAATCTGCACCAGAAGTTGATTTAACTGTTAGCAGAATTGTTTTCGATCAGTTAAGTATAGCTGAGGCTTTTGCTAGAGGATTTGTTAATGTTAAATCCCAAAGAATACCTTTTGAAATTTTAGTAATCGATAGAACTGGCGGGGATGATTCACTGTCTGTTATTCACAGATTTGTTAATTGTTGGTTTAGTAGCATTAATGTTACATATGATGCAGGAGATTATATTATTACTCAAGATGCAAACCTATCGGCAGAAGATGTAAGTACAACCCGCAATAGCGAGAACGTTGCACAAGGTGGCGCTCGCGGAATTAATTATCAAATAGAGGATAGAGAGCGTGACACGGACAAAGGAAGTTATCGTGGAACAATGGATGCATCTGGAATTATCAACGCAGCATTTTCTAACTAACCTACCTTTTTCTAATCACATCTCTTATTAATAAAGGAGTAGTGTATTATGGAAATAACTCACAAAACATTTGGGTCTTCAGATCCAAATAAGGAAGAAGAAACAATCAACAAGAATGACCTTTTTCAATTATTAGAGCTTGGACGGATTACTGACGAGCTGAAAATTGGAGAAGTCTTGTTTAAAATGAGAACATTAAGTGCTGTTGAATTGAGCGGCATTTATAAAACATTTGGAGACTCACTTGGTAAAATGGAAGGAGAGGACGCACAAAAAGTTTTTGTAGAAGATAATTCTAAATATTTATCTCTTAGTTCAGCCATTTTAGCTCATGCCATAGAGTCTGTTAATAATATACCAATGGAAAATTTAATTGAAGATATTGATGATGATGTTATGGTATTAAAAAAAGATATTATTTCTAATTTTCAATGGCCCGTTATTCACGCTTTAATGGATTTTTATAATGAAATGGCTACACGAGCAAATACTGATTTTGGTACAGAATTAAAAAAATAATAAAGGAGCCAGGTCAACGGCTCCGATGGCTCATTTGTAAGACACTTAAAATTCCAGTTGACAGCAAATTTTTTCGTAATGTTAGCAACATACAATTAGAATGGTATAATTTGATGCTTCAACAGGACGAAATAGATAAATTTGAATTATTAAGAGATGTTGCTGAACATAATGCTGCGTTCCAAAATCCAGAAGCCGTCGACCAGGTTAGAAATGCGAGAGAGAATTCGATTGATATTCCTGATGAAGAGTTTGAGCAAACTGTCAAAGAGCTTTTTGGAAGAGAAATTGATATCGATAATATGCAAGGTGAGAAGGCTCATAAAATCAGTCCATTAGATATTTATGATGATCTTGACGAAGTAGAATTCATTCCATTTGGAGAATAAAATATGAATGTGGGGCCAATAATACCGGTAGGTGGAATAGAGGAAACAAAAAAAAGCTTACAAACTTTAGGAGATGCCGCTATATCTACTACAAAGAAAGTAAAAGAGATTGGTGATGTGGCCGTTTCTGCTTCTAAATTTATGCAAGAATTTGACACCAAGATCACTAAAATTTCTGGAGGATTACAAAAAGCTGGTATTGATCTTGGCGGATTAACAGATGCTTTTAAAAACTTTTTTACTGCTGGTGCGGCTGGAGCATCAAATTTAACTAAAGTTATGGGTACTGTCTTATCAACTATTTCAAGCCAGCTAGTTAGAAATTTAATTGATCCCACAAAAGATGCAACTGAGTCTATTTCTAGTCTGTCACAAAGTGCCGGTGTTTTAAATACTTCATTAAAAAAACTATTACAAACTGAGGATGTTGCTAGAACAGCTTTTTATACCACTTCTGGTGGCGTAAAAACTTATGCTGAAAGGATGAAAGAGGCAAATGATGTAGCCAGAGATTATCCTGCTTCATTACATCGCTCTGCTGTTGCCACAGGTTTTTTTACATCAGAATTAATTCAAATTGATAAAGCCGTTAAGGGTGTGCCGGGAGCTTTTAAAGAAGCTAGGGTCTCTGCGTCAGATTATGGCGGTGTATTGGCTGGAGTAATGCTTACTCCAACTCGTGCCTCTACCGTAGCACTAAGAGGGTTAGGGTTTCAGGCATCAGAAATAGGTCCAAAAATTAATGCCCTATATAAAGACTTTAATCAAACGGGAAAAGAGGCCGTTTCTTCTTTGTCTACCATGGAAAGTGCTAGACTTATAACTGGTGTAAATGCAAAGTTGGCTTTCGAGCAGATCTCTGCGGCATCTAAATCCTTGGCCATATTTGGAGGAAAGGCAGATGCCGCTGCTCAAACATGGACAAATTTTAATGTTGCCTTAAAAAAAACTGTGCCAGTTAATGAAATTAACAAGTTAGTTGGCGATGTTACTAGAGGAATTGCCACTATGAGTCTTGAGCATAGAGCATTTATAGCTCAAATTAGTGGAGCTACTCCCGGATCAAGTATGCTGGGTGGGGGATTAAAAATGGAAATGGCTCTTAGGTCTCCAGATGGTATGGGCAAAAATATGGATGCCCTTACAAAAACACTTTCCCAGTTTGCTGGCGGCAAAATTATAACATTAAAACAAGCAGTAGAAATGCCAGAGCTAGAAACACAATTTGTATTACAAAGAAAATTACTAGGTCAACTATCTGGTGTACAAGGAAATGAACAGCAAAATAGGTTATTGGAAGTTCTTCAACAAACACAAGCTGGTGGAATGTCGAGAGTAACAGCATCAAAAGAAATGGGCAATCTAATGAAGAGTGGATCCTCACTACAAAAGCAAAATATTACTGGAATGGAGAAATTGACACAAGCAATGAGACTATCAACTCATGCGATAAATAATTGGATGCATAGATTTAATGATCCTATTAGCAAAGAAGTTGGTGCTATGGGGATGAGAGCGGCTCGTTCAACAAAGGGAAGATCAATGCCATTACCAGGTACTCTAAATGTGCAAGGAACAGTCCAACGAGCGGCAGAGCAAATGACTGGAGAAAATAGAAATTGGGAAATTCCTGGTGGCACTCCAATGGCGGCGGAATTTGGATTTAGAAGACCTGACCAAAGAAAAGTTCCAACAATGCCTAAACCATATGCCGGTCCTACATCTCCTGCAAAAATTGCCAAAAGATATATGCCGGGTGAAAGGCCCGCTGGAAGAATTGCCAAAAGATATATGTCGGGTGAAAGGCCCGCTGGAAGAATATATACTCCCAGAAATGTTACAGCGCGGCCACGAGCCGCAATTGGCATCAGAGCAGCCACTTCAGTAATGGGCGAATTAAAAACGGCACTTAATAACAATACGGCTCAAATAAAAGAAGAAATGACGACACCAATAAAAATAGAACTAGCGACTTCTTGTCCAGAATGCAATAAAACAAAAATAGATGAGGCCATTGGGCAAAGAACTGGGACTTACAAAAAAGGATAAAATATGACTACTAGTAGACGTGGCAGTGCTCCTCCAGCATATAATGATTCAATTGCGGGAGATCAAAGTAACAATGGAGCTATTGAAAAACATCAAATATTACAAAGATTTCCTTATTCTCCTGCAGCAAAAAGGGTTAGGCAATTAATTAAATGGCGCATTCCTGCTCAAGGATATGTAGATATGTATATTAATCCTCAGCAATTCAAAATTGATGAGCGTAAAATTGTAAAATATCAAAGAACAAAAGGTGGATATATTGTTCAGTATTGGGGAGAAGAGTTAACTAAAATTACTATGGATGGTTCAACAGCGGCATCAGGTATTGAAGGAATAAATATACTTCATGATGTATATCGGGCAGAACAAAATGCTTTTCAAAAAGTAGCTAAGTCTATGGCTGACAGATTAAATTCATTTTCTGTTGGTAGCTCTGTTAGTAACTTAGTGGGAGCTAGCTCTCAAAAACAGATGGGGCAAGCGATAGGTTCTGCTGTTAGTGGCTTATTTGGTGGGTCTTCTACTCCTCCAGTACTTCCTACACTGGGATCATTGGCCCTATCTGTGGAGCTATTTTATCAAGGATGGGTTTTCAAAGGTTTTTTTGAAAATTTTAGTATAACGGAATCAGTAGCTGATGGTCCGGGTGTTTTTAAATATAGTTTAACTTTCGTAGTTACTGACAGAAGAGGAACTAGAGTAAATACAATGCCATGGCACAGGTCTCCTGGAACTACAAATAGTAGAACTGGCAGATATGTAAATTTTTATAGGTCGAGCGATACCGCAACGCCTATGAGTTTTGGAGAAGAAAAATAATGATAATTTTATCATCGCAAGCAGATGTCAACTTAGGTAATGGGCTAGGTTCATTGGGAAAAGTAATGACTGGGATATTTGGTGAAATGGGCGATCCATCTCAGGGGTCAAGTGGCTCTACTGGAATTAATAAAATGTCAGATATGGCATTAGGAATTTTTAGTAAAATTGCTGGTCATGGTGGTGCTGATGGCGGAAACTTTGATCCTAATTTTGTATATTCTGGAAAACAATTAGTCCCAGGAGGTTCTATTTCCGGTGGTAAAATTCCACCATTGGAAAATGCAAGCGTTAGGGAAGTTTATAATCAAACTCCTACAGCAAGCATATTAGTTAAAAAGAGAGCCTTTTCTTCTTTGAGCAATTTATATATTCCTGCTTTAATGGATACAGACGAATTATGGCTTTTAAGAGCAACTAAAAAATTATTTGCTAATAAAGTTTCTCAAGTGGCTGATTCTGAAAGATTGACAAAAATAAGTAATTTAGCTGCCCAAGGTCTTAGTACCTCAGCCTTAGTTACAAATATAGTTTCTAGTTTAAGCAATGATGTAATGGGTGGTATAGCAGCAAGTGATAAACTGGGAGAAAAAATAGGAGCACATGCTTTAGGATCATTTATAATGGAGCAAATTGCTAGAGCAAGATCTCCTGTAAGTATATCAACATGGTTTCAAGATCAATCATTGCCGATCATAGAGGAACTAGGTTTTGGCACAGGAGTTTTTGAACTTACAAATGTTGTGAGCTTTTCTACAAATTTAAATATTAGTGGAGAGGGAACTTTCAATCTTTCTATTGATGACCCTTATAGCATTATGCTTGTAACTGAGGGAGATATTGAAAAAGCAATTAGGGATACAGTTTTATCTGGCTTAATTTCAGTTGCCGATAAGTCTTCTGGCGTATTTTTAGCATCTGCTCAGTCATCCGATAATAAATTAACATCCTTAAGAACAGATAGAAATGTAAGCCAAATATCTTTTTCATTAAGTGTTGGAAATGAACCTGCTGTAAAGGCAACTATTGATGCTATAGGATATGGATTAACATTGGACAATTTAGATAATGTGGAATCTACACATAGTCTCACCGAGGCTGAAAAATCTTTATTTACATCAACATATAATAATTTAAATTCATATGCTAATCTCTCCAAGAAATCTTTAATGAGCGGAACATTAAATTTTAAAAAACATAAAAAAAGTGCTGAATATGTAAGAAAAAATATGCGTTTTGCTTATCTTGGAAAAAATATTATTCAACCAATGGATAAAGTTCATATTTTTATTGATTCTGCAACAAGAAAAGCTGGAGAGGGTGGAGATACAGAATCAAGTGACAAGGCGTTATTTGATTCTAATGGTGCTTCAATTGAAGGCATTGCTAATGTTGTACATAGTTTGGGAATGGATGAGTCAGGAGTCGATGAAAACTTATTAAAAGTGGAGTGGGATTTGAGTGGAAGACTTATACCATTTGCACAATTTAAAAAAATTGTAACTACTTATAATAGCGGAATGCAAGTCATTTCTGGTCTTGTTTCTAATACTACAGACTCATTCAGTGCTGAATCGGTTAATAGTGTATCAGTACAAGGCACAACAGAAATGGAATGGTTAAAAATATCACAATTTAATTCGGCACCTTCATTAGATCAAACTCAGGGAATAATTTATGATCCATTAACTCCTTTTGATTTCGACACTGATGTGTCTACTGGACTTCCAGTAGGAAAACCCAGGTTAACAGAGGCTAATAAAAAACGATTAAGTGGAAAAGTTAAACTTTATGCTCATCATGGAGCTTTAACTGGTACTGGAGCCATAGAAAATAAAAATGATTTAACTAGTGATATTAAAAGACTTAACGGTGTTAATATGACACTGGCAGACCATGTACCAGGATTAGTATATAAATGGAAAGAGGGAATTGTAACTGTTGCGTATAATATGTCAACAGCTAACAAGTTTGATTCATCAAAAACTTCTGCCAAGCAACTAAGAAGGGATCATGGTTTTTTACATTCTAATAGTCCTTTTGATAATATGGATGTAGCTAATATATTAAGTATTTTAATTACTGGTCAACCCTATAATTATGTTTCTTTTCTTGATAGTGCTTTGAGAACTGGCGCTTTTATCCCAGATAATTTATTAAACGATAGTAAAGATTACTTTCATGTTTTACAAGAAGTTCAGGGTAGTATTAATTCTGTTCAGGGAAATTTCGTTCCATTTAAGCTAAGTACTATAAGTCCAGATCAGCTTAATAAAATGATTTTAAATAAAAATCAGTTAAGTAAAAAATCATTTCAGTTAACTAGACTGAGAAGTGAATATGCCAAATTAACTGATACCAAATATAGTTTACAATCTCCTTATTCTAAAAGTGCTACAAAACAGAAAGTACCAACAAAAATTGCTGCAGATCTTTCTGGAAACATAGAGGCTAAAATTAAAAATTTAGAGGATCAAATTAAAACAGCAGAAAATGAACTTGTTGCTTCTGGGAAAACCGCTGCTAAAGATCATAATGTTAGTATTCATGGAAATGATGTTGCTTTTGATTTTGAAAGCAATTTGGATGACAAGAATAAGGTGAAACTATTTGGCGATAATTTGGTTCATACTACATTAAAAAGAAAAGAAGATGTTGTATATAATCGCGATAAGACATTCTTTATAGTTTCTGATGAGTATGATAAAGATTATGATATTCAAGCAATGGCCATTGGACTAAAAGGCCAAACTAATATGTGGAATAGTACATGGGAAAATGTACATCAGTTATGTAAAAAAGCTGTTGAGATTATTAATTTTGAATTCTTTATCAATACTCAAGGTCATTTAGAATTTAGACCTCCTCAATATAATAGAACTCCAATAACTGTTTTTGAAGCTATGATTAATTATGGTCAACAAACAGGAGCAAATTTGGTTCCTGAGTTTTTAACAAAATTGTTTGATAACAGAGAGGCCAGTTTAATTAATGAAGTTTTGAGATATGAGTGGTGGATTAGATTAAAAGCATCATTATTGGGAGCAAAAAAAGATATCTCTAGTGTAAACACAATATTAGGTAAAAATGGAGTTAATATACAATTTATTAGTGAAAGTGGAAACATTAATCAAGTTATTAATAAAGACTTGGCAATTAGTCAAGAAGAAAAAACTAAGATTTTATCTAGAATTAAAAAAGAAAATAATACTGTAGAAGCTTCTAATCTTGGATTATTTAGTGCCCAAGCGCAATATAATTTACAAAGATCTTCCGTAAAAAATGTTTATTCATCTACTTCAGCAGATCCTAAGGCTAAGTTGAAAGATTTTGGAAGTAAAGACGCTTATGAAAATGCTGTAAAGGAATTGTCTAAACTAACAGGTAAGCCTATTGGCGATTTTGAAGATTTTACCAAGGCCAAGGTTGGTGTTTCTAGAAATGGTGTAATAACTCCCGCAACTGACATCTCAAAAATAGTTTCTGACATAGCGAGATTTGTAAGTCAAAGATCTAAGACATTGCGCTCTTTAGGAAGAGCTTTAGAACAAAGAAGAGATGTAGGGGAAGTATCTTCATCTGGTAGTTGGACTCTTTCAACTGGTGGAATAAGAAATGCTATTAACCAGCCAGATGGTCTGTATGGAAGATTAATAGAAGATAATACTAGAAACACATTAGGGCATATGTCTAAAGATAGATTTGTTATTATGGACAGTCACGTAAAAAGTTCATCATTTACGGAACAACCTCCTAAATTTACTTCTGTAAAAGTATCAGGGACAGATCCTATTGTTGGAAAGGGTGGTAATATTGCTGGAGGTATCCCACATTATACCGCCTTGGGCTCAGATTTTGATACATGGAGACAATATGGCTGGAGAACAGAGCAGAATTTTGATAGACCGTTCTTTTGGAGTGCTGAGGCACAATGTGCTCCTTATGCTAAAATGCTTTTAACAAGAGAGAGAAGAAATTTAGTACATGGCTCTGTTAAAGTCATAGGAAATGAATATTATCAATTGGGAGATGTTGTATTTTTAAATGAAAGACAAATGTTATTTTATGTTGAAGGAATTGGTCATACATTTGATTATAATAGTGGCAACTTTGAAACTAATCTAACTTTAAAATATGGTCATCCTCCAGGAGAATACATACCATCTCCGCTTGATATTATTGGCAAAAACTTATCTAATAAGGCCGGATCTCAAACAGCTTTTAGAGTTAGGCGAGAAAGAGGAAGGGTAGATAGATTGCTTGGGGTAATAAAGTTTGATCCTGGCAAACCAAATGATTTATTAGGCGGAACAAATGGTGCTAGAAATCAAAGCAGACTGGAAAGAGCTGCGGCAATAGCAAAAAGCAATCTTGATCCATCAAATCCTCTTGAAAGTTCAAGGATTTACATAATGGGTTTTGGCGACAACAAATCTGAACAAAAAACTCAGACTGATGCGGTTAAAAATTGGTTTGCATCGCCAAAGCAAAATCCTTCTCCTACTCAAGCTCCTATTGGGGCTGGAGCTGCTGCCGCTGCTGGAGCTGCTGCCGCTACTGCAGGTGTAGGAGGAGTTTCTTCTAATAAAAATGTAATTGATGCTAAGTTAGTTCATACAGAAATGATTAATCAGACACTTGATTTAAGTGAATTAAGTAAGCTAGAAAGAGATTTAATAAAACAAGGTATAGTGGCAAATAACGAATCTTGGGCGCTTGATAGCACATTAAAAACAGTAGTAGAAGTTAGACTAAGACCTGTACCAATTGGTGGATGGAAAAAGAAAAATGCATGAAGGAAATTATCTTAGAACAGTAGCTGTAACAAGCGTAGACTATTCTCAAAATTCGGTTGAAACAATTTGGACTGATGATGGGGAGCCGGGTCCAACATTATCCATTCCACATCCATTTTCTGGACTTGGAGAGGGTGTTTTTGTAGGTATTAGACCAGGCACAATTATTGTCGTAGATAGAGGATCATATGAAAGATATATACCTTTAGCAACTATACCACTAAGAGCACTTTCCGCATCTGATATAGGAAGCATAGATGATGTTAGCATAGACATGTTACCTTTTCCAGAAATTGATGGCGGCGAAATTTTTCTTCAAGGGTCTCAGGGTAATGGTGTTTATTTAGACAATTTAGGAAATATTCAAACCTTCAATCCTTTTGGTGAGGGAACATTTCTTGGTGGAGATTCTGCGCGATCTTCACGAGTCGGAATTAATGTTATTCCGCCAACTCAATACATAATTTCTGAAGCTGGTCTTTTTGTAAATGGTATGGTTAGAAGAGATACTAATTTAGAATCAGAAGACGATTTGGATGTTATAGTTAGTCCATTAACTGATCCAGATTATGAACAATTTTTAGAAGAAGTAGGCAGAGATCCTTTAAAATCTGTGGAAATCATTTCTCCTGGACAACAAGGCTCAATTAAGGATGTAAATAAGAAAAATTTTAGAAATCCTGGTTTTGTAGAAAATAGACAACTCGTTCTTGAATATGGCCGTGAATTTGCTGTTTCCAATAGTAGTGATGAAATTAAAAGATTAAAAGAGGGTGTATTAAGTAAAGTTGACCCTAATAATAGACATGAAAGAAGAAATAATGTTCTTGGCATGTCTTTACATCACCCAAATGAATTAATCGAAATAGTTCATGGCACATTAGTTGATTTTTTTGGAAACCCATTAGATTTGAATAAGTCTAAATTGCCCGCAGTTAGTGCTAAAAATGAAAAAGAATATTATGAACAATTAGAATATAATGCCAGAAGGACTATAGTTTTCCTCAAAGAAATTAATACTAGAAAAGGATATTCGTTCAGATCAGATAATATTAAACCTTATACTTTAAAAGGCGCTCCTAAGCCCAACTTGTCAGAAAATAATTCTAGAGACAGGAGTAAATGGTCTGTAGCTGTTGACAAAGAGGGTGTAACTAAAATTAATATCCCAGCATCATCAGAAACAGGGAATGTTCCTGTTTTAGCTCGTGCTGAAAACTCAAGTTCTTTGGAGTTTGACTCAGATGGTAATCCTAAAAAAATAAATACAACAGATTCATTAGCGATTAGTCGTGATGCGAAAAATCAGCAGGATATTTTCTTAGACCAGGTTGGCCCCGGAGGAATCAGTGTTTCTGGTCAAAAGTACAAGAATAGATTATCTGGAGATTCTGCTGGATGGAATGAAGCTAAGGCAGCAGAACAACCTAAGGAAATTGAGGCAGGTACTGCTTTTCATGATATAACAAAAACTGCCGCTACTTTATTGGAAAAAGATGCGAATAGAGTTAGCACAGATGTGTCAGCAAATTCTCCTCCATCTGTTACAGCAGATGGTGGTGCCGTAAGTTCTTCTATAGACAATGAAGAGCCTACGGCTTTGGACAAAATTAGCAATTTTTTTATTAGTAGAGATGATGCGGGAAGATTAAGTAGCTATCCAAATGCTGGTGGAAGAAGTGTACAAGCTAGTTTAGATGGTAGTCTTGAGTTATCATTGGGTGCTAATACAGTTGACAGAGTTTCTTGGATGCTTGATACTGCCGGTGGCATTGTGGCTAGATTAGGTAGAGACAGATATGGAAGAAGTGCTATAATTCAATCTGATGGTTCTGTGTTTTTAGAAGTTGGAGGCTATGACTATGTTGGAAGTAGTTCTTCGGATAAAACTGATACACGATTTGTTGGTGGTGGTGTATCTAGAACACAAGGTTTAAAAAAAGATACAAAAAGATTTAGGGCAGGAAAAGTAGTTATTAGAGTAAAGGGCTCTACAACTAAAACCGCCGATCAAATAATCATTATAGATGATTCTGGAATTACATTAGACTCATCTAAAAGAATAGATATAAATTCTAAAGGAGATTTGAATCTTCAGAGCAAAGCAGCTATTACTATTGATGCTCCAAGAATTAAATTTTTTAAGGACGATATGAGCAGAGAAATGCTTAGAATTCCCGGAAAGCCAATTACATAAGGAGAAAGAATGGCAGATAATAAAGACTTACAAAAACCAAAAAAAGATGAAAGATTAACATATACAGAATGGGTAAAAACTACTAAATGTAAATTGCCTGGTGGTGGAACTTTACAGGCTTCGCCTCCTCCAGATATGTGGAACTTGGGAGACATTGTTGTAGATCTTCAACGAGGATTAAACATGTTTGCTTCAGTTTATGCTATAATAGTGGCAATACTTCAAGTCATTATGTGTATTATAGAAATAATCTGTGCCTTAACAAATCCTTTTGCCTTGATAAAAGCAATTATTAAATTATTCGGTGTTTGTATTCCGGAATTAATTTTGGTTCTTCCACAATTGGCGGTTCTAGCATATATTATTTGTTTAATAAAGATTATAATTGCTATTGTAACATATATGATAACTGTTCTAATTCCTTTAATTCAAAATCTTATAGCTAATATTCTAAATATTAAAAATGCCATAGAGAACGAAGATGATGACGCGATTGCTGCTCTTGCTTTTAAAATTACGGCCATGATTAAAGAGGTATTAAATTTACTTGGAATATTGGCTCCATTAGAACCAATCATTGAAATGATTCAAGCTTTGTTGAGTTTAGCAATGGGATTTCCTTGTGATGATGATGATCCCTGTTGCGAAACATCTGTTTGTCCAGATGTTTTAAAAAATTATTATCTTGATGGGTATGATGGCGTATTAAAAACATATCTTTCTGGAGGGAGTTCATATGAAACATATTTTTCATCAACTTCCAAGTACACAGATTTAGCAACATTATCAGATTATTTTCCTAGTGATGCTAATTTATCTAGCATAACCAAAATTGCAGATGCTCCATATGTTTTAACAATTCCAAAAAGTTCAGGTACACAATATATTGTTACTCAAATTTTTTCTGGTGGAATGTTAAAAGTTACTCAGTTGGAGCCAACTCAATTTTCTGATGGATATCTTTCATCTGTTTATAATGTATCTGGTATTCCAACTGCTGTGGATGCTACTGGAAGATATGTTCGTTTTGGTTCAGCATCTGCTACTTTTACATCTTCTGATGTTAACGGATATGTTACAATTTTAGATCCTACTAATTTGACTAATGCTGGAACTTGGAAGATAATAAGTGTTTATGATGCTAATAATGTAGTACTTGATGGAACAACAACAAGTGCTTGGACAGCAAGCACTTCCTTGAATCCTTCAACTAAAAATCTTGTTTGGTATAAATTAAATTCTGCACCAACTGATGTAGTAAATGGAGATTTTAAATTAGATTTCAATCATGCGATGTTAATGAAACATAATCAGATTGGCGCTGGTTGTCATCCCGCTATTAGAGCCACTAAGGCGATTACTAAAGCAAGATTCCCAATTCCACCAGTTCCCACATTGCCAAATATTTCTAATACGCTAAGTACATTAAATAATTGTATTGCCCCATTAGAGAATATTACTGATGCTGATGTTATAGCAGATCCGGATGGAATTAGTGCAAAAATTTCAACAGCA